AAGATTTATACAAAACCGAGCGACGATGGACGACATCAAGCGTATTTTCACCACTAACGGAGTATCACCCCGATTGTCCGCCAGTCGGGCGACACGCGAGCGAGAGCTGTCGATCGAGGTTGACACGCTCGTCGGGAACGTTATCGCGTCGAGGCGTGCGGTTGCGGTCGCGAGTGCGGACGCGGAGAGCGTCTCCGAACTCGGCGAAGTGTCAAGGAAGGCGGCGGACAAAGCGGCATCTCTATGCGGGCTGGATGGGTCGATTCGCGGATTCGGTCCGCTGTCCTCCGGGGCGCACGGCAAGATCGTCCAGGCCGAGTCCAAGATCCATTACCTTCTCGATATTCTCGCCTTGATCGTGAACGATCACCTTGCTTTATCCGATCGCCATGATCGTTTGGTCTCGGCGCATAAGGACGCGCTCGAGGCTCTCGACCCAACTTGGGGCGGACCGTGCCCCGCTTACAGTCAGGATCAGCACATCTCCGCGGTAGTCGGGTCGTTGGGCGAGCGGGGAACGGATGACTCGCTCGCGCCGCCGTCGAATTCGCGCGGACCGAACAGTGCTGACTCCAGCCGCTCGGTGGTGGTCTCAGCGATGTCCCCCTCGGACGACTCCTCGCAATCGCAGGCGCTCGCTGTTGCACTCAGACCTACCGGTTCGTACGACTCCGCCGACCCTCACGCGTACGGGATAAACTGATCTTGTCGCGACTCTCGTCTTGTCCGGCCTGCTCGTGGCGGTGTCAGCGGCCAAGTATCTGCCAGACGTATTTGAAAAAAACCGCGTGACTTCGACAGATACGTCGGAAAATGCAAGCCAACAACATCGCAGAAGCTCGCGAAGAGATCGCGCAGCGGATCATCGAATCGGAGCTCGAACAGACGACTCTTGATACAGCGCAACAACCTGACCCCGGGACCGACGTGGCATTGTCCTCTTACATCGCTCGCTGGAGCTCGCGTCGTCCGGTTTCTCACTCCGCGTCTGTCAACGCGCGACGCATCGAGGCGATGCGCTCGAACGCCCGGAGCGCTCCGTTCGCACGCGCGGCGAACGTCGGTGTGAATGCAAGCGCTGAGATTATCAACTCCATCACCGATCGGGTGCAACGCGGAGAAGGCGCGAAAGTGGCTCTCGCCGCGATCCACGGAGCCGCTCTAGGTTTGCAACGTCGGACGGCTGTTCTCGCTCGAGTCATCGATGCCCCATTCGCCCAACATCTGCGGGCGCCGGAAGTCGGGGACAATGACCCTCTGGCGAGCGCCGAGTCGATCGTCGCGGCTCTCGAAGCAATGTCCGCCTTGACAGAGCAGTTGTTCTCCACCCTGAGCGTCGCTCGTCAGGGAAACGCGAGCGTCCTGCGCGCTGTTACCGCTCTGTCGCGCGCCGCGAATACGGAGTCGCTCGGGGACGGAGACTACGCCACTGTTGTTGCTCAGATGGCGACGGTCGACGTCGGAGCGATGATACAGATCGCCGACCGAGATACCGCCGATTACAACGAGTCTCTCGTCGAGGCGAAAAGCGAGATCGAAGCCCTCAAGTAGTCGCTAGCCGAGCCTGAATGATATATGATCTTGAGACCGCGCGAGAAGGAGCAGTCGACACACGTCAGATTAAGAAAAAACCCTCATCGATGGCGACGCGTCGACTAATCCGAGCGACTGTTCTAGTGATCTCTGAAGATTCGACAAGCGGCGGAGTCGTCTCTCGTTACCTCGACGGCCTGCATCGGTCTGTTGTCGAGACAAGGACTGTGGCGATCGGTCCGGAGGAATTCGAGGGTCTCGGCGAGATGTATCGACTTCTCGAGAGAGCGATTGCAGCCCGCGGCGTGCGTGCGATTCTAATCTTCCCCGCTTCAGCATTCCGGATCTCGATTCGTCGCACGCTCGCGCAGCATCCGCGATGCGCCGACGCCTACGCGTGGCGTCTCGCGAGGCTGGGGGAAGTATATGAGACGCTCGACCCGATCGCCAGTATATATTTCTGCGAAGCCGCGGGCTGGGACTCGGCGCACGGTCCCATCCGACACACGCTAAGAGAATTCGTCGATAGAGTGATCTTAACAGAGGGCGAGGAGCCTTGACGCTGAGATGTCTCTTCTATGCGACGCGAGGTGAGGCTCTCGCGTTAACGACGTCGAGCGAAGTGTTGAGGACTCCGGATTAAACAAAAACCGTGATCCGAAGATCATAACAATGCAGTCAGTCTACTTCGCACCATCGCATCTCGACTCCCCGATTATCGACACGAGTTTGCGCGTGTACGAGGCTTATCGAGCCTGGGCGCGAGACGCGACGCTAGTGGATGCTCCTGACGTGCCCACCACGGTTGAAAGCCTCGGGCTCTCGCCGGAGTTCCGACCGAGAACGCTCGCGAATCTTCAGCGCGTCATAGAAGCTGCGAGATCGCATCTTCCTTATCGAGTAGAGTTACCTCTGGTCCTCCGACCGGAGCGGTACCCCGCTTGGTACAATGTGGTCCCGTCTGTAGACCTCCGCGAAACTGCCGACCTTGAGCGAGCTGAGAGAGTCGTTGCCCCCGTCATCGAGTGCTTCGACGAGTGGTGCTGCGAGCGCTCGGGGATTGAATACTCGCCCGGAGTGGCCCCTCAGGCCGGCGCAGAACAACGACTATATCTCGCCCGCTACAGAATCTACAAGCGGGTTGTCGACAAGTACGTCGAAGCGCGTGCGAACGGATCTCGCGACCCGGTCCGTATCAACGAGCCAGAGATCCGCGGCGTGATCTCCTCAGATTTATGTATAGTATGGGCTCCATTAGCGGAACGGAGCGTCGTCGTAATGACGTACGAGCAACTTCTGATGATATCGGACTGCTGTATGTGCCGATACAACGCGTCTATGGCGATCCTTTACTTGTACGGACCGGAGTCAACGCTTCATCGCCGTATGGAAGAGTCTACTCGCTGGCAGGAGGAATGCCTGACTCGGTATGGAAATCTTGGTTTCGAAATCGCTAAGAACACGGAGGCGCTCGCCCTGACATACCTCGCGCGCTCGGCAGACGATGTCATGTCCGGACCCGGAGATTCGTATGACGACATGGTCGCGAAAGTCGAGCAGAAGGAGTCGGACATCCGCGAAAAGCTCGGGCTCGAGGCAAGCGACTCGCATCATCAGTCGCTCGCCGCGCTATACGAGGCGACTGTTTTAGCGGGAGATCCGGAGCCGTACGTCGTCACCGAGCTTTTCGGGATCCAAAAGCTGTGCGGCCATCCGCTGATCGATGTTCGCGTCTCAGGCCAGAAGGCAAGGCGGATCGCTAAGCTCCCGGACGAGACGCGCCCTGCCGCGCTCTTCGATCTGAGTCATCAGTTCTGCGACTCTTTCGTCAGAGGGTATATCTCCCGATACCATAGGTGGCCGCCTATATCGTTCTCCGGGCGGAGGACTACTCTCGAACGCCTACGAAACTCCGACTCGCTATCGTTTCCTGAAGGCGCTTATCCGTTGACTGACTGGAATTACGCTCGGCTTCAGAAGGTTCTTGACCTGGAGTACTACGACGATTATCTCGAACTCATCGACGACAAGTCGATCTCCTACCTGCGTTCAGAAACTCATCTGGCATGGGATCGCGGACGCGCGTCGACCGAGAGGCGTCTCGTCCTGGAGATACTCCGACGCCGCGAGTTTTTCCCTCGCGCTATGGTCGACGCTGTTGAGCAAGACAGAGTCCCGGACGATCACTACGTCTGCGTCACCGTGCCGAAGGAGAAGGAATTCAAGACCGAAGCTCGGATGTTCACTATGATGAGTCTCGAGATGAGATGCTTCTTCGCACTGCTCGAGGCGAACATCGCCCGCGGGATCCTCCCATTCTTTCCGGAGGTGACTATGACCGACTCCAAGCAAGACGTCCACGAGCGGTTCCTGATGACCACGCGCCCGAACCGTCGCGCTGTATTCGGGCGCGTGATAGCGACGATCGATCTTACGTCCTGGAATGTCCGATGCAGGAAGGGGCCTGTCAACGCGATCGGTTACCAGATCAATCGGCTGTTCGGCCTCAAACGCTCTTTCACTTTCGTTCATGAGTTCTTCGAGCGCTGCATGATGGTCATTCGCACGGCAGGGCTCAGACCGCAGACGATTGAGAGAGACATAGTCGCGGAGGGCGATCTCGTCCACTTTGGGCATCTGGGAGGGCTCGAAGGGATCGCTCAAAAGCTCTGGACGGTGATGACCGCGACGCGTCTGCGCTCTGGTCTGAGGTCGATGCCGGTCGCCTACACACTGTCGGAACAAGGCGACAACGTGGTGATTGTCGTGTCCTACCGTCGACGCCTAGAGATTCCGGAGTGCGATGACGCCCACGAGGTCGCAAAGGAGGTGATCGAGCGCTGCGAGAAAGCGATGGCCGACATCTTTCACGAGATCAAGCCGGAGGAGTGTATCGTCTCAGAAAGCATCCTCTCGTACTCTAAGGTCGTCTATGTGCGAGGTGTCGATTATCCGCTCTCGATTAAGAGTCTCATGCGTCTGACTCCGACGTCTTCACTCGACTTCCCTTCGCTCTCTGCGTTTATCGCCTCGATATTCAGCGGAGCAGTCGGCGCAGCAGAGTCGTCGAAGCGTCCCGGGCGATGCTATTGGCTCGGCCTGTTCCACGCGGCAATGTATCTGGTCGAGGCGTGCTGGGGGCATGGAGTGTACGGGCCGCATCTCCGCTCACTTCTGGGAGCAGCCGACGACCGCGTCATCCGCACGATGCTGATCACTCCCGCCGAGCTTGGCGGGCTGCCTATCGTCGGGCCATACGGCTTCGTGTACAAAGGATCCGGAGACCCGCTCTCGAAGAGTCTCGCGTCGCTCAAGATCTTGCAGCGCGGCCTGTCTGAAGCGCGTGATGTCATCGGTTTCGCTCTGAGCGACGCCGCGTACGCACGAGAACCTCGCCTGAGTGCGCTCCTCGCCGACCCGTATGGACTGCCGATCGCGCGCCCAAGCTCAGTCGGCGCTTCAGTGGCGGACGCGTCCCTCGGGTTCGTGCGAGCGACGTGTGCTAACCGAGAGATCAACGCCGCGCTGAGTTACGGCTCCGAGAGCTTCGAGGCCGCGCTAGTAGAATCGCTTCGGACTCTCCGACCTTTCAACCCGGTCATTGCACGGGACATCATAGATGCGTCCGCGGTCGGGACGGTCACTGCGATCCGGAAGATGTTCTTGCAAACGCGCACGCTCCAGACGGTTGCGAGAGCAGACGATGAGGAGAACATCGTGACAACGATGCTCGACGCGGGGGTGAGTGAGGCGCAATGGGCAGTCTATCTGGCGCGATCGGTCCGCGGGCATGACGGGACGTTTAGCTCGCTGTATCATTTTGTCGAAGGCCTCCGAGCGAGATGGAATACCACCTGCCCGGTTATCGAGGGCGTGACGTCATACCTTCCGATTGACTTCGACGTCGTCCCTGGGCTAGCGTCGACGACACCGGGAATACGATCGGAAATGATACCGCGATCGGCGGACGTCCTTTACGCGCGCGGGCCAAATCCGGCGTACCTCGGAAGTAGCACTCGCGAGAAGCGGTCGGAGCACGGCTATAAGATAGTCGGACATGGCGCCGCGGCGACCGCCGCCAGAACGATACAGCGAATTATGAGCTGGAGCGCGGCGGAGGAAAACCTGGAAGGGCTGCTCGATTATGTGTCTCTGTCGCGTTGCGGCGTCCGCCTAAGCGAGATTCGACCCTACGTCGCGGGAGTTCTTGGGGGGGATGTCGGACATCGGTACGCCGCAAGGATAGGCGATCGAGGCTCTTCTCCGCTAGGGTGCAGCATAGCGTCGACGCACATGACGCTGGACTCAGACCGCGCCGGGTTCCTGTCCGCCTCGACGATCGACTATCCGGTGATGTTTCAGGAGTATCTGTCGGAGCTTATCTTCTTGTCCGCCTACGCCTGGGATCACGCTCGCGACGACGCGCCTATCTCGTTCGTCATCCGCATCGGCGATCGTCCGCTCACCCCTCTGCCGTCCGACCGAATGCGGCTCCTCTTCCC